TTTAGGGCACCACTCTGAGTGATATATTCCCTTCTAGCTTTTATAGCCTCTTTATTTGCGGCAGATACTGCGGTATTGTAATCGGACTTACTAAAACCATCAGCTTTGTAGTCCCAATTTTTCATAGCTTCTGCTTTTTGAGCCGAAGATTCAGATGCGGCCTTAAGTTCTAACATCTTACGTCTTGCGGCCTCAATCGTATCGACATAGTTCTGCATAGCGGCAATAGAGTCCTTTGTCGCCTTAGTATTTGTTACACCTTTATTCAAAGAATCTTGAGCCTTTTTTATAGCAGTTTGAAGTTCAGCTATAGACTTCTTTACGGCACTATCATCTTCTACTGTAAAACTGACAGGTATCTCAACACTTCCATCTATTCCGCTTGCACCCATATTTTACTCCTTATTCCAGACACTCTTTAGCCATTCTTCGGCATCAATTTCATCTATAGTCTTGTGATTCCAATTAAAGTATTGAGGATTATCATTACGGTACTCTCGTTCCCATTTTTCTAACTTTTTACCGCTCATCATTTTATCCCTTATACTAACTACAGTAGATAAAACACACTCCCCTACTGACATATAGTATGACAGAAAAGTCCACCAATGTATATATTCTGCTGACCTAATCTCAATTCCTGCAACTTTATTTACCGCTGAGCTGATTATTGCTGAATCTTCTTCCCAATCTATAAGTTTTCTAGTGGCTTTACCTTTTTCACCTTTTCCGCCATTGAAAAACTCGTACATCTGTTTAGTTGCAGACTCTAAATCAGGTAATGCAAATACATCTTCAATATCGTTTAAATCTTCATAAAATATAATTAAAGCGGAGATAATACGCTCATTCTGAGTTAGTTCTGGATCCTCTAAAACAGAAAAGACGCCCAATATCGTTCTGTAATCGCCGCGATTACGAATCTGATACGGACGTCCTGCTATTTCTATCTCCGTAGGTAATTCATACATACACGGAGCTCCTTATTCAATTTTTTCAGTTGTGATATTTCTTGGTATACTTAGATGTTTTCGCTGACACTCTGCGCTTCATCTTACTAAACTCAGAATTAAGATTGGTCTCATAGAGTTTAGTAATTGCGTCAATGATATGCTCAAATCTAAACATACCATCAAATGGATCATACATTGAGCCATCATCACAACAAATATCACTGACAGGAGCATCGAAGATGTAGTCAACCTCTTTTCTCATCTCGGCATCTATCTTGTCAAGATTCTCTCTTACAAGTTTTTCCTGCTCTTCACCAATAGTATCTTCTGGAAGACTTGAAAGAATGTTGGCGACTTCTTCCATATGCTTCGTAAGTCTCTCATATGCAGAAGATAATCTGGATGTGATGTTTATATCACTGGTATTGAGTTCCAATATCTTGTTTGAGTCTCCGTTAATTCTAAATCTCTTCTTTCTGATTGCGGAGATATTTACATCCTGAATATCATCTGTGATATGCGGAGTATTGATTACAGAAGTCTGTTCTTTAGGGATTACTTCCTCTTTCACTTCTTCTTTTACTTCTTCAGGAAGATTCATAGCATCTTCCTGCATTTCTTTAGGCTCCTCACTCTGAAAGAGTTTTGATGTTGACTTGGACATTTTCTTTCCCTCCTAATTAAAATCAAACTGTTACATCTGGAGTAAATACAAAATCTTCTGCCAGCTTATCAACAGTACCTGTAGTAATCTTGTTACTGAAATGTACTGTGTAAGGGAAGTTAATCTTTGTATCGCCACCGATTGAATCATAAGTGATTGTGCAATCTGTATGCATCTCTGCGGCATAACCATTTGTAGAATCACCTACAAACGCAGTGATAATATAGATTGTGAAACCACCGAGTTCTGAAACGGCATTTCTACGTCTAATGTCGTTCAGCTTAACTTTCAACTTTTCACCGCCAATGATAGGTGAAGCATCGAAAGTCTGTTCAGGCTGAGTTCTCTCAAGGTCAGTGTAGTTATTGCCTCTGATATCAGTTGTGGTCTCAATCTCTGAGTTGTACTCAATAGATGAGTCCTCAGTTCTTGTACCAAGAAACTCTCTCATCTGACTTGTGCCTTCTGTCCACTCTGCTACTGTAATAAGCAGTTTTCTTTCGGCTCTCTGACCATCTTTAAGGTTAAATGCGTCTGCCATAGTATGCTCCTTTCGTTAATTAAAAATCATTTTTGATTTGTCTAGGTACTCAATATTCACACCGATTGAATACCTTGCTATGGGAGGATTTACAGAAGTATCAATTCCATCTATATCTGGGTCCGTATTTATTGTGGTCATATCGTTAATTTCACACAACGGACCAAAATCAGGAAAATGTGGTGCAGGCTGAGCAGCCTCACTTGTTGGAATAGGATGTGCCTGCGAATCTATCCAATCTAGTATCTTCTGAACGTACGCCATATTTTCCATGTTTTTATCTGAAATGGATTCATCATTTTGTATTGCTATATGTGCTACTGATGAATAACAGGCTATAATAAAAGTATATTGTTTAAGCACACTGCCGTCAATATAGTGACGTTTTACAGTATCCTTTTGTGATATAATATGATTATTTCCGTCATCAGCATCAGCAAAATTAAAAAATAGTGGATTATTCTGTATCTCGTCACATTCCATTAAAAACTTTATGATTGCTTCATTCTTATCAGGCATTATTCATACCCTCCACTATCAATTTAGCTACATGCCTGTAGACTACTTCTTTTTCTTCTGGAGTTATGCGTTGGCTCCAATGACTATATGTTCCTTCGTTAGTTCTTTCCCACCAATCAGGAGCATTAAACTGAGCTGATGCATAATGCTTACCATAATCATTCTCTGCAACATAATGAATTGCAACTGTACCTTTATATCTTGGAAACTCCAATGCACTTCGTAAGTTTCCATCTCCATCAGGAACAGAACTAGGTACATAATGGTTTAACTGCTCAGCATATTTTCTTGCAGCCTCTTCTTGAATTTCTCCAGTAAGCATAGCTCTATCATACTTATCTTTTAAAATTCGTTTTAAGGCTTTATCCAACGTTTCTGTATGTATTCTGGTGTGTATTGTGAAGTCTTTTGCCATATCAAGTACCTTTTAAATGATAATGCTCATTACCTCTACCACCACCTACGTTTATATTTACAGTCTCCACTGTAAAACAACCAGGCCACTCTTTATTTTCCTTTATTAAATCTGCTGACCTCATACCAGATACATATTCATCTATATCAAAGTCTGTCTCATCTGCTACGACTATATCTCCGGCAGATAATGTGAACTTCTCTGCCCGCTCACTATCGTCAAGATTCATCCAAGACTTCTTATCTATAAACTTATCAGAAACACGAATACGACATATAGAAACATTAGTATCAATAGTAGTTTTACCTACTGTCAACTTCTCTACAGTATGCTTATAAAAACAACCAGCAATAACATGGCGATACCATGTTACCTTCTTAGTAGTAGGCTCTATGTATTTGTTATAGAGTGTGATTGTATCATCCCACCATTGACTGTAATGGTTCATTCTTCTACCACTTTCTTCTTTCTGGTTCGCTTTGTCGGTGTATCTTCTGACTTCACTTCAAAATTATAGAAATTTTCGTCAGTCTTTGCACCAAGTTCCTTAAGTATAGCATCATACATAAAATCGCATTCCTTGACTGTTTCACAAGCCTTTATCATATTGACTATAAACTTGTCTGCGCCATACTTTTTAGCGTCAGCAAGGACGTTAGGATCGTCTCCTATGTACTTCTTATTAAAAGCAACAGATAAATACTTTCCAATATAAGTTTTCTTAGTGACTGTATTTTCAGCCCTAAAGATATATCCTACCATATCACTCCCCCGGATAAACTCCTCTGTATAGGAGCTTTCTTCCCAAGTCATTGACTATGCTATTAAGATACTGGTCAATGAGGTCTTTCTTTGTTTTAGAGCCATTAAGGAATGCCATGAGTTCACCACTACTAAGTGTGTTATAACTCGTTGACACTCCATCATTAGACTCCTGTGTAATTCCGGCTTCTTTTGTCCACCCTATGCCAGTGCCTACTCCTCCAACACTAGCACCTATAAGTGCATCTTCCATCTGCTTCAATCTTATAAGCTGATATACACAACGTTTTAACTCCTCTGTATTTAATGCTTCTGCCCATTCTGGCCTCTTGAGTCGGTTAAATGTGTGCCAGTTAATCGTGCTTTCAGCATCAAACTCTAAATCATTGAAGGCGGCCTCATCTAGTGTTCCACCATATTCAGAATATTCTTCAAATGTTAGATACATAGACTTGACCGCCTTTCTTAGATTAAAATAGAGGAATTGAGGGTTATCAGCCGAGTGAAATTACTCTTGCGATAGGAATAGCCTTGTGAGGAAGGTAAATCTTAGATGATCCGCCTGTATTTACAATCTCCCAGTTAGCGCCTGTTGCAAGTTCTTCATCATTAGGTGAAAGTGTAGCGATGTCACCAATGCCCTTGAAGGAAATTCCATAAGGAGCAAAGCACTTTCTGTTTCTTGTGATGAGTGTATCTTCACCGCCGTTCTTGTAAGGATCTCTTGCCATCTCAGCAGGAACTTTAGCACCACAGTTAGTGTACTCAACTGCACCCTGACCGAATACATAAGTAACATACTTCTTAACTGCTGATGTGCCAGATCCTTCTGTAATAACAGGCATATCATCATCAACGATGACCAAACGTCCGTTAAGTGTACCGATGTTCAGGTCTCTCTCCATACCGTTTGCATCGTTGAACTTAAGGTAAACAAGTACCTTCAAGTTCTCAAGATGTGTAGCTACTGCGGAATGCATAAGTGTAAGAGCGAACTTCTGCTTATGGTCTCCCATAGCCTTCTGCATACCAGTGTTAAGTGTAGTTGCATCCATGTAGCCAAGAACGCCTTCACTGTTTGTAACACCAGAAACATCATGTGTATGTTCCTCTACAAACTCTGCTCCTGCATCATCTGACATAGCGAATACGCCATCGAGAATCTTAATGAGGAGTGCCTGATCCTGCTCATCCCAATACTCAGCAACCTGCTCAGCGACATTCTGCATGAAGTCTACTCCGCCAGTGATGTCGTATGAGAAGTCTTTCTCTGTCCATGCTTTAGCACGACCTACAACAACTCTGGAGTGTGAGTAAGTCTGTGTGCCAGTAGATGTGATGTCTGTAACACCATCATAGTTGAGAGGTGTTCCACCGATGAGACCCTTAAGAGGTGTGGTTAAGAAGTTACCACCAACCTGGTCGCTCATAGAAGCGGCAAGCTCAGGTCTGCCAACGATTGCTCCCGACTTAATAAGTGTATTCAGATGCATGTTAGGGATTCTATCTACATATTTCTGAAATACTTCACCATTAAATAATTTCGCATCAAAAAATGGCATAATATTTTTCTCCTTTCAATTAGTCAAAACTTATAACATAGTCTGGATTTTCATTCTTTTTTGCCATCATCTCTGATAATGACATCTTCGTAGTCTTGTCTTTACCACCTGTTGCTGAACCAGCAAACTGTGGCGGAGCTGTGTTAGATTCATTCTTAACAAACGCATCGGCATTTGCTTTAGCGTATGCCTTCATGTAATCATCTGCTCCCATAATAGCTCCATCTTCCATAGGGAGCTTCTTGTCTATCATTGAGCGTGTGAAGTCCCTTCTAGCGGCCTCACTAGAGAATTTCTGTTTACCTGCATAATCACGAACTGCAAACTCATAGGCCTGTGTTGATAGCTTAGTTTGAAGTGCTGCGGTGTCAGCATCATACTTAGCCTGTAAAGAGGTTAGATTAGAAGTAAGCTCCTCTAACTTTCCGGCATCACTACCAGCATCTTTGAGCTGAGTCTTTAACTGCTCAAGGTCTGCGTTTCTGCTAGTGATTGTGTCATTTAGAGATGTAATCTCTGTGTCCTTCTTTGCAAGTTCATCCTCATACTTCTGTCGATCCACATATTTACCTTCAGATAAATCTGTGAATTTTGCTTTGTTTTCCTTAGCAATACGCTCAAACTCCTCCAGTGTAAGAGCGCCGTTTTCAGACGTTGCCTTGTCAAAAATTTCCTTAAGTAACATACTTTTCTCCTTCTACATTCTTATATCCGTTTAATTTATAAATGCGTAGTCACGCTCTACGCTGGAATGTGCGGGTGTTTAAATGTCTCACCGCATTGACGAATTTATAATAATCTCATATCGAGTTATTAACTTACACCTGAGAATGAATCCTTTCACTCTCAGGCTTAGGAGGGGAAAATGTGACCAAGTCAACATCTTACCCACATTCATTATAGAACACATTTTCGTATATGTAAACATTTAGTGGGTTAGTTT